AATATAACGAAGCTTTGAGTAGAGATGACGATGTAATAGCTTTATTTGAAACAAAATTGGATTTAGGTAAATACGTCCCTGAATCTTTTGGTACTGGTGATGTCATTATATTTTCAGGTGGTGTACTTGAAATTATTGACCTTAAATACGGTAAAGGCATTGAAGTTTCAGCTATAGATAATCCTCAACTTAGATTATATGGCTTGGGCGCATATGAACTGCTTAGTTTAATGTATGACATTCATACAGTTCGCATGACTATCATACAACCACGAATAGATAACTTTTCTACTGAAGAGTTACCAATATCAAGATTACTTCAATGGGGAACCGATTTTGTTAAACCATTAGCCAGACTTGCTTATAACGGTGAAGGTGAGTTTAAAGCAGGTAGTCATTGTAGATTCTGTAAGATAAAGCATTCATGTAGAACACGTGCAGAATACATGCAAAATGTGCCTCAAAAGCCACCACATTTGTTAAGTGATGAAGAGATTGCAGAACTTTTATATAAACTGCCTGATATCAAAAAATGGGCTGATGAAGTAGAACATTATGCGTTAGATCAAGCGAAAGAAAATGATAAAAACTATCCTGGGTGGAAGCTTGTAGAAGGTCGTTCACGAAGAATGATAACTGATACAAAAGCAATGCTTGAAAAGTTAGTTGAAGCGGGTTATAAACCTGAAGATATTACAGAAACCAAGTTACTTAGCATTACGAATTTAGAAAAATTAATTGGTAAAAAAGCATTTTCTAAAATTACAGAGGGTTTTATAGAAAAGCCGCAAGGTAAATTAACACTTGCTACCGAGTCGGATAAACGACCAGCTATAAAGCAATCTGCTGAAGATGATTTTGACAAACTATAAAAATTTAAAAGGACGGTATATAAACATGAAAGCAAAAGTATTAAATAAAACTAAAGTGATTACAGGAAAAGTAAGAGCATCATATGCACATATTTTTGAACCTCACAGTATGCAAGAAGGGCAAGAATCAAAGTATTCAATCAGTTTAATCATTCCTAAATCAGATACAAGTACGATAAAAGCCATTGAACAAGCTATAGAAGCTGCTAAAGAAGAAGGAAAAGTTAGTAAGTTTGGAGGCAAAGTTCCTGCAAATCTGAAACTTCCATTACGTGATGGAGATACTGAAAGAGAAGATGATGTCAATTATCAAGACGCTTATTTTATTAACGCATCAAGCAAACAAGCACCTGGTATTATTGACCAAAACAAAATTAGATTAACGGATTCTGGAACTGTTGTAAGTGGTGATTATATTAGAGCTTCAATTAATCTATTTCCTTTCAACACAAATGGTAATAAGGGTATCGCAGTTGGATTGAACAACATTCAACTTGTAGAAAAAGGCGAACCTCTTGGCGGTGCAAGTGCAGCAGAAGATGATTTCGATGAATTAGACACTGATGATGAGGATTTCTTATAAGTCAATAGGTGGGGTTTTAGCCCCACTTTAATTTTAAAGAAATTGAGGTGTCAAGAATTTGAGATTTATGAATATAGATATTGAAACATATAGCAGTAATGATATTTCGAAATGTGGTGCCTATAAATACACAGAAGCTGAAGATTTCGAAATTTTAATTATAGCTTATTCAATAGATGGTGGAGCGATTAGTGCGATTGACATGACTAAAGTAGATAATGAGCCTTTCCACGCTGATTTTGAGACGTTTAAAATTGCTCTTTTTGATCCTGCTGTAAAAAAGTATGCATTCAATGCTAATTTCGAAAGAACTTGTCTTGCTAAACATTTTAATAAACAGATGCCACCTGAAGAATGGATTTGCACAATGGTTAATTCAATGCGTATTGGCTTACCTGCTTCGCTTGATAAAGTTGGAGAAGTTTTAAGACTACAAAACCAAAAAGATAAAGCAGGTAAAAATTTAATTCGTTATTTCTCTATACCTTGTAAACCAACAAAAGTTAATGGAGGAAGAACAAGAAACTTGCCTGAACATGATCTTGAAAAATGGCAACAATTTATAGATTACTGTATTCGAGATGTAGAAGTAGAAATGACGATTGCTCATAAAATTAAAGACTTTCCAGTAACTGCAATTGAACAAGCATATTGGGTTTTTGACCAACATATAAACGACAGAGGTATTAAGCTTTCTAAATCATTGATGTTAGGAGCTAATGTGCTCGATAAGCAGAGTAAAGAAGAATTGCTTAATCAAGCTAAACATATAACAGGTTTAGAAAATCCTAATAGTCCTACACAATTATTGGCTTGGTTAAAGGATGACCAAGGATTAGATATACCTAATTTACAAAAGAAAACGGTTCAGGAGTACTTAAAAGAAGCAACAGGAAAAGCTAAAAAAATGCTAGAAATTAGATTGCAAATGTCTAAAACCAGTGTGAAAAAATACAACAAAATGCATGACATGATGTGCAGTGATGAACGGGTAAGAGGTCTGTTTCAATTTTACGGTGCCGGTACTGGAAGATGGGCAGGTAGAGGTGTACAACTTCAGAATTTAACAAAGCATTATATTTCAGATACTGAATTAGAAATAGCAAGAGATCTTATTAAAGAACAACGTTTTGACGATTTAGATTTATTACTCAATGTTCATCCTCAAGACTTATTAAGTCAATTAGTTAGGACGACATTTACTGCTGAAGAAGGTAATGAACTAGCAGTAAGTGATTTTTCTGCAATAGAGGCAAGAGTCATAGCATGGTATGCAAAAGAACAATGGCGTTTAGATGTGTTCAACACACACGGAAAGATATATGAAGCATCGGCTTCTCAAATGTTTAATGTCCCGGTAGAAAGCATAACTAAAGGCGACCCTCTCAGACAAAAGGGAAAAGTGTCCGAATTAGCTTTAGGTTATCAAGGTGGCGCTGGAGCTTTAAAAGCGATGGGTGCATTGGAAATGGGCATTGAAGAAAATGAATTACAAGGTTTAGTTGATAGTTGGCGTAACGCAAATCCTAACATAGTTAATTTTTGGAAGGCTTGCCAAGAGGCTGCAATTAATACTGTGAAATCCCGAAAGACGCATCATACGCATGGACTTAGATTTTATATGAAAAAAGGTTTTCTAATGATTGAACTGCCTAGTGGAAGAGCTTTAGCTTATCCAAAAGCTTCAGTTGGTGAAAATAGTTGGGGTAGTCAAGTTGTTGAATTTATGGGCTTAGATCTTAACCGTAAATGGTCAAAGTTAAAAACGTATGGTGGGAAGTTAGTCGAGAATATTGTTCAAGCAACTGCAAGGGATTTACTTGCGATTTCTATAGCTAGGCTTGAAGCATCAGGTTTTAAAATAGTTGGACATGTCCATGATGAAGTAATTGTAGAAATACCTAGAGGTTCAAATGGACTTAAGGAAATCGAAACTATCATGAATAAGCCTGTCGATTGGGCAAAAGGATTGAATTTGAATAGTGACGGATTTACTTCTCCGTTTTATATGAAGGATTAGGAGTGTGATTGAATGCAACATCAAGCTTATATCAATGCTTCTGTTGACATTAGAATTCCTACAGAAGTCGAAAGTGTTAATTACAATCAGATTGATAAAGAAAAAGAGAATTTGGCGGACTATTTATTTAATAATCCAGGTGAACTATTAAAATATAACGTTATAAATATCAAGGTTTTAGATTTAGAGGTGGAATGATGGCTAGAAGAAAAGTTATAAGAGTGCGTATCAAAGGAAAACTAATGACATTGAGAGAAGTTTCAGAAAAATATCATATATCTCCAGAACTTCTTAGATACAGATACAAACATAAAATGCGCGGCGATGAATTATTGTGTGGAAGAAAAGACTCAAAATCTAAAGATGAAGTTGAATATATGAAGAGTCAAATAAAAGATGAAGAAAAAGAGAGAGAAAAAATCAGAAAAAAAGCGATTTTGAACCTATACCAACGAAATGTGAGAGCGGAATATGAAGAAGAAAGAAAGAGAAGATTGAGACCATGGCTTTATGATGGAACGCCTCAAAAACATTCACGTGATCCGTACTGGTTCGATGTCACTTATAACCAAATGTTCAAGAAATGGAGTGAAGCATAATGAGTGTAATCAGTAACAGAAAAGTAGATATGAATGAAATACAAGACAATGTTAAGCAACCAGCGCACTACACATACGGCGACATTGAAATTATAGATTTTATCGAACAGGTTACGGCGCAGTATCCACCACAATTAGCATTTGCAATAGGTAATGCAATCAAATATCTATCTAGAGCACCGTTGAAAAACGGACACGAGGATTTAGCAAAGGCGAAGTTTTATGTCCAAAGAGCTTTTGACTTGTGGGAGCAATGACTATGACAGATAACGCACGCAAAGAATACCTAAATCAATTCTTTGGATTTAAGAGATATCTGTATCAGGATAACGAACGAGTGGCACATATTCATGTAGTAAACGGCACTTATTACTTTCACGGGCATATCGTACCAGATTGGCAAGGTGTGAAAAAGACATTTGATACAGCGGAAGAGCTCGGAATATATATAAAGCAACATGGTTTGGAATACGAGGAACAGAAGCAACTAACTTTATTTTAGAGGAGATGGAAACAATGAAAATCAAAATTGAAAAAGAAATGAATTTACCTGAACTTATCCAATGGGCTTGGGATAACCCCAAGTTATCAGGTAATAAAAGATTCTATTCAAATGATGTTGAGCGCAACTGTTTTGTGACTTTTCATGTTGATAGCATCTTATGTAATGTGACTGGATATGTATCAATTAACGATAAATTTACTGTTCAAGAGGAGATATAACAATGAAAATCAAAGTTAAAAAAGAAATGAGATTAGATGAATTAATTAAATGGGCGCGAGAAAATCCGGATCTATCACAAGGAAAAATATTTTTTTCAACAGGATTTAGTGATGGATTCGTTCGTTTTCATCCAAATACAAATAAGTGTTCGACGTCAAGTTTTATTCCAATTGATATCCCCTTCATAGTTGATATTGAAAAAGAAGTAACGGAAGAGACTAAGTTTGATAGGTTGTTAGAGGTATATGAGATTCAAGAAGGAGTCTATATGTCAGCGTTACACACAAGTATTAGTATCAACGAACGTTTAGAGAACACGTTTTTCCCTACCAAAGCATTCTACATCTTGAACGACGGCCTAACTATGACGTTAATCTGGAAAGATGGGGAGTTGCTAGTATGATGTTGAAATTTAAAGCTTGGGATAAAGATAAAAAAGTTATGAGTATTATTGACGAAATCGATTTTAATAGTGGGTACATTTTGATTTCAACAGGTTATAAAAGTTTCAATGAAGTAAAACTATTACAATACACAGGATTTAAAGATGTGCACGGTGTGGAGATTTATGAAGGGGATATTGTTCAAGATTGTTATTCGAGAGAAGTAAGTTTTATCGAGTTTAAAGAAGGAGCCTTTTATATAACTTTTAGCAATGTAACTGAATTACTAAGTGAAAATGACGATATTATTGAAATTGTTGGAAATATTTTTGAAAATGAGATGCTATTGGAGGTTATGAGATGACGGTCACCTTATCAGATGAACAATATAAAAAACTTTGTACTAACTTAAACAATTTATTAGATAAACTTCACAAAGCATTAAAAGAACGTGATGAGTACAAGAAGCAACGAGATGAGCTTATCGAGGATATAGCGAAGTTACGAGAGCGTAACGAAGAGCTGGAGAACATGTGGCGCACAGTCAAAAATGAATTGCTTGGAAGATACGAATTTTACCGTTTTAGACTTAACGAACTACAGATTGAGAGTAGAGCGAACAAGGCAGTAGCTATAAACATGGGAGCTAAAATCAACGCAAGTGCTATATTGTACCGAATGGACAAATTAGACGGAACAAATGAGTTCTACGAATTTTTAGGACAAATGGAGGATGACACTAATGAATAACCGTGAACAAATAGAACAGTCCGTTATAAGTGCTAGTGCGTGTAACGGCAATGACACAGAGGGATTACTAAAAGAGATTGAGGACGTGTATAAGAAAGCACAAGCGTTTGATGAAATACTTGAGGGTTTACCTAATGCTATGCAAGATGCACTCAAAGAAGATATTTATCTTGATGAAGCAGTAGGGATTATGACGGGTCAAGTTGTCTATAAATATGAGGAGGAACAGGAAAATGACTAACACATTAACAATTGATCAGTTACAAGAGTTATTACAAATACAAAAGGAGTTCGACGATAGAATACCAACTAGAAATTTAAATGACACAGTAGCTAGTATGATTATTGAATTTGTAGAGTGGATTAACACACTTGAGTTTTTTAAAAATTGGAAGAAACAACCAGGTAAGCCACTAGATACACAATTAGATGAGATTGCTGATTACTTAGCTTTCAGTTTGCAATTAACTCTGACTATTGTTGATGAAGAAGATTTGGAAGAAACTACTGAGGTTATGGTTGATTTGATTGAAAATGAAGTTACTTTACCTAAACTACATTCAGTTTATTTTGTTCATGTAATGCATACGCTAACAGAACAATTTGTAAAAGGTATTGATAATAGCATTGTACAAGTTTTAATAATGCCGTTTTTGTACGCCAATACTTACTATTCTATCGACCAACTCATTGACGCATACAAAAAGAAAATGAAAAGGAATCATGAAAGACAAGATGGAACAGCAGACGCAGGAAAAGGATACGTGTAAAGACATCTTAGATCGAGTCAAGGAGGTTTTGGGGAAGTGACACAATACTTAGTCACAACATTCAAAGATTCAACAGGACGTAAACATACACACATAACTAAAGCTAAGAGTAATCAAAGGTTTACAGTTGTTGAGGCAGAGAGTAAAGAAGAAGCGAAAGAGAAGTACGAGAAACAAGTTAAAAGGGATGCAGTTATTAAAGTGGGTCAGTTGTTTGAAAATATAAGGGAGTGTGGGAAATGATTAAAAAACTTAAAAATATGGATGGGTTCGACATCTTTATTGTTGGAATACTGTCATTATTCGGTATAACCGCATTGCTACTTGTTGTCGCATTGCCTATCTATACAGTGGCTAGTTACCAAAACAAAGAAGTACATCAAGGGACAATTACAGATAAATATAACAAGAGACAAGATAAAGAAGACAAGTTCTATATTGTATTAGACAACAAACAAGTCATTGAAAACTCCGACTTATTATTCAAAAAGAAATTTGATAGCGCAGACATACAAGCTAGGTTAAAAGTAGGCGACAAAGTAGAAGTTAAGACGATTGGATATAGAATACACTTTTTAAATTTATATCCGGTCTTATACGAAGCAAAGAAGGTAGATAAACAATGATTAAACAAATATTAAGACTATTATTCTTACTAGCAATGTATGAGCTAGGTAAGTATGTAAC